AGCAGGAAGTCGGTGATCTTGTTCTCGATCTTCTGCCACTGGTTGAGGATGCCGTTGGCGGCGACGCTGAAGATCTCGACGATGCCCTGGGAGAAGTTGGCCCAGGTTTCCAGCATGCCCGCTACTGCATCGTTCCACGCGCCTTGAAAATCGCCGCCGATCAACTTGCTGCCGATCGAGCCCAGGAAGTCGCCGACCGCACCGCCTACGCCGCTCGACAATGTGGCCACGCCTTTGAGCGCGGCGACACGCAGACCGGCGAAAGCGATTTGGCCCGCCAGTTCGAGTTGCCCCCCGAGAATCGCGTCGCGAATGCTTTGCATCCACTTGAGCGTGGCGGTGGCGGCCGGCTGCACGAGATCGACAAATTTCATAATCGCCGGAGCCAGCGTCTCACCGATCGCGATGGAGCCGAACTTCACGGTTTTCCAAAGATTGGAAAGTTTGTCGCCCAGCTTCACGGCGTTGGCCGCGCCTTCGCCGCTCATGACAAAGCCCATGTCACGGGCCTCGGCACGCAGCGCTTCCAGGTCCTCGATCATGGGCAGCAGCTTGGTGCCGCTCTTGCCGAAAAACTGCATCGCCAGCGCGGCACGCTTGGTGGGATCGGTGACTGCGCCGACCTTCTTGGCGATCAGGTCGAACTGTTGGTCGGGCGACATGGCCTGCAACTGCGACAACGTGAGGCCCAGGGCATTGAGCGCGTCGGTCATTTCGACCGACGGCTTGCCGGCCTTGCCGAGTTCGCGCTGCATCTTGCGGATGCCGTTTTCTAGATCCTGGATCGAGCTGCCGGACTGGTCGGCCGCGTGCCGCAATTCCGAGAGCAGCTCCACCGATAGGCCGGTCCGCTGGCGCATCTTGTCGAGTTCGTCGCCGGTGGCCATGAATGCCCGTAGCGCTACCCCGCCGATTGCTGTGCCCGCAGCGATTCCGGCCGCGCCGACGACGGCAAAGCCCTTGGCCATACTGCCCAGGTGCGAGAGCGCCCCGCGCAGGCCTTTGAGGAAGGCGCTGTTACGGAGCGTCAGCTCGACGTATGCGCCTCCGGCCTTGATGTCGCTGCGTCCGGGCATCTAGAACTTCAGTGTCGGGTCCGGCTTTGCGATATACTGAGTTTCAGGAAACACCGCATCTTGAGATTCACTCAATGTCCACTTGGCAACAGTGGTTTTTTGTTGGGTCACTCTTGTTTGCTGTGGTCGGCATGTGCTTTGGACAAACCCGATTCGCATGGCCAGAAAATGTGCCTGCAACGATCGCAGTAGGTGTGGTTTCGATTGTTCCGTTAACGGCCTGCCTGTTGCTAAAGATGCTCCGACAACCGCCACAATGAGTCACAGTGCTCCCGCGGCCGCCTGCAGGAGGGCGGGATTGTACGGAATGCTCTCGGTCAATTGCTCGCCAGTCGATGTGGCCCCCAAGAACCTCGCCTTTCCACTGGCCATCATGAACAGCTCCCGCAGCGTTCGCCCGTCGGGATGGATGCCTACGATACCGGCGAACTCATAGCAGAGCTCGACGGGGTCAACAGCTTTCTGACTTCCGCGTCCAGTTGTGCGTCCAACGCCGCCACGAACTGCGTCGCCAGGTTCGGATCGTTGATCTTCTCCAGGGCCCGCTTCATCCCCAGCGAGCGGACCTCGGTGTCCTTCGCGGTGATCGCGCGCAGGATCGCCCGGGTCTCCTCCGGGAAAAAATCGGCGATGGCCTCGTCCATCGCGATGGTGGCGCGGTGGATCGCGTCACCCACAAGAGAGGCCCCGAATTGTTCGTCCGAGATTCCTTGCTTCTGCGCTTCCGGCTGGCAGAGCAGGTACAGCGTGTTGACCAAGAGCACCACGTCGCGCCGCAGGCGAAGCTGAATCTTGCCCTCCAGGTCGGCCAGGTCCACGCCCGTGCAGCCGACGCCCTGCAGGTGTTTGCAGTTGGGCACGTCGCACGTGGCGCTTCGCACGCGCAGGATCGTGGGCGCGTCGAGCTTGATGGTCCATTCGCGGTTGTTCGCGTCCTTGAAAGTTGGCATGCCGTCCTCTTAGCGTTACGTCGCCGGCTGGTTCTTGAGCAGTCGGCGGCGGCGATCGTCGCGGCAATAGTTCTGGCGGTCTTGGTGGTCGTGGCTGTCTTCAGTCAATTGGCAATAGAGGCAGCGACCGTGAACGATGTCTTTCATCGGGCGGGGGCGCCCACACACAAGGCAGGCGTACAACTTCACTTGTTTCACGGTCATGGCGTCGAATCCTGCAGCCAGAGCAACTGCAGCGTGGCCACGTCGGAGATGGAGCCATTGCTGGCATAGGCATTGGTGATTGGGTTGCCAGTGAAGATGTTCGTAGCACCGCCAAGGATGTCGAACACTTGAGGGGTGTTGGCCTGCAAGTCCAGCTCGGCGATTTCATTGGGACCGCTATCGTAGAAAGTGATATGCGAAATGGCGGTCTCAAGGTTGTTGCTGTATTTCTGATTGATGGCCAACAGCGCCAACGAGTCGCCATCGAGGTCGATCGCGATGAGCTGGCGCACGCTTACCACCACGTCGGTTCCGTTAGTGGGCAGATCATCCCCCTCGCCTCCGTCAAACGGAACGGCTGTGCCGACGACAGTGCCCACGGTTGCGTTGTACTGGACGCCGCCATCCCAATAGATGTCGACGTTCGCGCCGGTCGTGATGCCGTGACCGCCGGAAGCCATCGTGATCTCACCGGTATTGACGTCGGTGCGCGTGGTCAGCGTGCCGGCCTTGCCCACGGGCAGGCTCACTTCGCGGATGCTGCCGCCATCGGCCGAGCGGGGAATGTTTTGCGCGATATTCCCGCCGAGACCGGAGACCGCGACGCTGTAGTTGAGAGTAGGCATCTCGGCTCCTCCGGTTAGACATAGAGCTGCGGCGCGCGGCCGTAGCTGCGGCTGGGCGTGAGATTGATCTGCAGGGTCTGTTCGCCGTTGAGCGGCTTGCCGCGCCCGACAGTGCCCGTGCAGTCGCCGTCAAAGCCCTTGCCGGCGGAATAGTCCTTCATGCGGATGGCCACGCCGGTGCCGGCGTAGAGCGCGGTCAGCAAAGCCTCGAGCGCCGTGTCGGTCGTGTCTTTGATCATCGTGAAGTCGATTGTTACTTTGCGGATGGTTACGTCCTCTGTTTCGATGGGCGGTGCCGTGCCGTCTCCGCGCACGGTCGTGTTGCCCTTCTCGACTTCGAGGTTGTAGTTGGCGTCCTTGACGTTTTGAAGTAAGGTCGCGGCCGTCGCGCCGGGCGTTGCGCTAAAGAAGATCTGCCCCTCGAAACCCATCTTGATGTTGGTTGTCATTGCCTATTCTCCGATCGATCCTTGCCACTGCCCGGCGAATCTCGGCAGCGCCCGCTCGAGCGCAGGCAGCATGTACGGCCGCTCCGGGTAGTCTTCGCCCTTGTACGATCCGCCAAACTCGTGCGTGTGCCCCACCTGGCCCGCCACGCTAGCCCGTGGGCCGATCACGGCACCTTTGTTGTCCACGTCGAAGCGTAGCGCACGTGGCAAAAGTCGCCGCCGTGTGTGGGGCGGGCTGCCGGGCGGCGACGGATCAGGCGAGACCTCGATCGATGCCACGGCGTCCTTGCGGATCGACGCTGCCGCGTGGCCGAAGTTGCGGAATGCCGCCTTGTCGGCAGCGTCCTTCACCCGCTTCGTGCGATCGACCGTTCGAAACTTGATGCCGAACATTGCTAGGCGACCTTTCGGTGTGCGGTGAAGGTGACTCGCACGATGCCGGTGAATTGACGAAAGTCTCGCAGGTGTGGCTTGTGAGGCGCGACCAGCCGCTTCGTTCCCTGCCAGGCTGCCTCGACGAACGACTGCATGCGCCGCAGCGTGAACAACTCGTGGATCTCCTGGACGAGCAACATCAGCTTGTCGATCTCGGCGAGGACGACTCGGCCGTTGTCGCTGTCCATCTTGTCCTGGCCGAACTTGTAGCGCACGGCCACGTCGATCGGGCAGGTATAGCCGAGCGTGACTTGCGAAGCCGCTTCGATCTCCTGGCCGGTCGCCACGGGGACCACGTCGACGTACAGCGTGCTTTCCTTGAGCGTGTCGTCGTGCTCGAGCGGCTGCACCCAATCGGCGTAGCTGCGCACGGGCGTGAACGACTGGCTGAGGGACGCACTCGCCAAGCCGTCTACCATCGCATCAGCAATCGATACTTCGACCGCGCTCATCCAGCCACCTTCTTCGTCCGCACTCGCCAGCGATAACCGCCGGCCATCCGTTCCGCCGCCGGCAGCTTGTCCATCGGCACCAGTTCGAACTCCTGGTCGACGCTGTTCTCGGTGATGCGCAGGTGGTCACCAGAACGTGGCTCCACTACCTCACCGCCCAGCACCGCTGCCGCGACCGGAAACACAAAGTCGCGCGATGTTCGCTTCGTCAGAAAGCCTTCGTGGTCGCTGACTTCGTACTCGACGCGCTCCCAGGTTGCCGTGAATGGAGCCGACTCGAGCGATCCGCGCACAAGCACCACAGACATGCCGTAGCTCTGCTCGAGCTGCGCCGCTCCGTAGACTTCCAGGAGTTCGTCAACCGGGGATGTCATCGGTTACGCTGTCACTCCTTGCAGCAGGTGACCGGCCTGCGGGTGCAGAATCTTCACCTGCCGCTTGTTCCGCGGGCGGATCACGCCACCGCGCACCGGGTTCTCGCGGTACTCCTCGATGATCAGTGAGCCGTAGCCTGCATCATTCGCGCCTGGCAGCGGCTCGTCGTTCTTGTTGGAGAAGATCGTGCGCCCGATCTGCGGCATGGGGTTCTCCAAATCGCCTTCGATGCCATCGTCATGGACCACGCACAGCATGGCCTTGGTGTCGTCCCACACGCGCGATAGGCTCGGCGCGAGTCCCTTATCAGCCGTGTTCTTGAATCCGCGACCGACCAGGATGCGCTCGACCTGCAACAGGTCCTTCAGGCCACTGACGATCTCGCTGACCATGTTTTGGTTCTGGCCCGAGTTGAGTGCGACCAGGAGCTCACTGGCGTCGTATTTGAGCAAGCCCTCGAGCCGAGCCGTGCGGATCATCGAGCGAAAGCCCTTCTTGGTGGTCACCAGCGTGTTGGCGTCTTCGCCGCAACCGACGTTCACCTTCTCGTGGGCCGCATCGATGTCACCGATCGGGTCGGCCGTGGCCGCAGTGGTCCACGCCGTGCCGACCGTGGTGGTGAGTGCAGCTCCGGTCCAGGTCGTCGTGTTGAACACTGCCGCAGCGATGTCGTACTCGAGCCGCTGCAGCACGCGGTTGATCGCCCGCGCCGTGGCGATCTGCTCGGTGCGCAATAGGTCGCCGTACTTCTCAACCGTCGCGTCGTCGACAATCTCCTCGACGCCATGCTCCTCGACGGCGTACGAGTCCTTCGTCCACTCCCAGTCGTCACGCTTGTACGTGCTCTTGGGTGCCCGCTTGGTGTCCTCGATCTTCGAGAGCAGCGAGGCTATTTCAATGCGGACGAACTCCGCACCCTCCTGGGAAACTGCGATCGGCGGCAGCACCTGCAGGCCGATAAACTTTTGCTGGTTGGCCATCAGCGAGAACTCGCCGTACGTGAGCGACAGGTCCAGCCGGGTGATGGCGGTGGAAGGCGAAGCCATGCCTCAATCTCCTTTGAATAGTTCCGTGATTCGTTAGGCGGCGTTGACGGTGCGGATCGCTTCGATGACCGAGCCGTCGCCGCTGGCGGCTTCCAAGGCGATGCCCCAGGCCGTGCCGACCACCGTGGTCGAGACTTTGCCGCCGTTGGCTCGATAGATGGTTGCGTTGGCTGCGATCGCACCCGCTGCGGTGACCCGCAAGGTGTTGGAGATCGACGGCAGTCGCACGGCTCCGACGGTGTCGGTCGCCAGCGTTCGCTCCTCCAGAATTCCGAGCTCGTTGTCGGCACCGGCGGCGACGGCCAGGAATCCGCCCGTGAGCTTTACGCGCAGGTAAGGCGCAATGGCCGAGTTGTTTGGGAACGTGCGAACTTCGCGTTGAACGAGGGCAGTCATGTTCGTAGCCTCTGAATGGTTCCTTGGTGGATGCGACTACTTGGCGGCGGCTTCGAGTTTTTCAGTTATCAGGCGCGCCTGCAGCCGGCCTGGATTGGTCGCCAGCAGATAGGCCTGGTACAGCTCGGGATTCTTCTGCGCAACGGCACGCACCGCGCTCTGCCGACGCTGCAACGTGGGGCTGCGACCAGCGAGCGCCGTGACGGCCGCGTTAAAATCCTCGACGGGATCGCCCGACTCGAAGAACTCGTGGCCTTCGTCACTCAGGTTGCGTTCCACCAGCGGCGTATGCCCCAAGGAGATGTTGTTTTTGGCCGTCGCCTGCGCGAGTGCCTTGGCATGAGTCTCGTCCTGTTGGACAAGCTTCGCTTCGACATGCTGGGCATAGGCAATCGCTGCCATCTGCAGATCGGCGCCGGCCTCGAGTTGCGACTCGCGCCACTCGGCCGTCGAATTGGGGAATGCGGCCTTGAGTTCGGCCAAAGTTGCGCTCTGCTTCTCCATTGTTGAACCTCGCTTCTGGGGCGCTGTCGTGCCCTTGCCAGCCACGAGCTGGGCATACTGCACGAGCTGCGCATACGTTTCATCAAAACTCTGCACGCCAT